ACGATGGCGATCGAACTCATCTTCGGCGACATCATCCGCATCGCGCCGAGCGAGGACGTGATCGTGATCGACGACGAGAAGCATGGATTGCCGACTCCGATGACGCGTACGCTGACCGGGCCGCTGACCGGTCGGATCGTGGGTTGTCAGCCCACCAAGCACGGCGCGATCTTCGTCGTCCAGCAAGGGAATAACAAGACGACGGTGTTCATGCAGCACCGTCATCGGGTTGGACTGGCGTGATGAGCCAGATCATCTTCGCGGCGTTCGCCCTGTACACTCTATTGATCATGGCGGTGATGATCAAGGAGGTCCTCCGCAGTCGCGACCGGGGGCACCTTCACCGCATGTCGGCTCGTAATTGCCGATTTTACTACGGACCAAACGAGTTCGAGCGTCGGGGTCCCTGCCCGTTGTGTCCTAGCAAGGAAACGGGCTGGAACACGCGCGACCCGGTGTGACGAAGACCACACAGGCAGGGGGCCTCTCACCCCTTGACAGACCCCCACCGCGTCTGGTTGGATAGAATCACAACAGCGGCCCCGCCCGGGGCCCGACCCAGGAGGTCCCAGGTGTACGTGACCGAGAACTTCAAGACCAAGAAGGCTCTTCGCGACGCGGTTGCCGCAGGTCAGACGATCAGCGTCTGGCAGTACGGTCCGCTCCACGTCCCGATCCCGACCGACGGCAAGGCCACGGTCGAAGGGCCGTGGTACCCGCAACCGCACAAGTGGTACGGCCAGGTCACGCTCAAGGACGGCAAGATCGTCAAGGTCGTCTGATCCCACCCACCCGCAGCCCGCATCCGAAGGAGAACCCGCAATGAGCACAAACAAGGCGGTCGCGCCGAAGAAGGCCGACATCGCGAACCATCTGGCAGCCGACCTCCGCGAAGTCTACCTCCACGCGTTCGACGACTTCGCGATCGACGCCGGGGACGTCGTCGACTCCGAGTACAGCGCCGGGCGGATCAACAACCGCTACGCCCGCGAACTGCTCGGCGTCCTGGTCAACGCCGAGTTGCTGTCGATCCAGGACGTGAACGGCGAGACCGACGTCTGGCAGGTCGCCACCCCCGGCACCAGCGACAACCATCAGCGCAACGAGGCCGAGGCTGCGATCGACGCCTGGCTCGCCGAGCACAAGATGTACATCACCCAGGCCAACAAGACCCCAACCCCGCAGAAGGAGAAGCCCGTGACCGCAGCCAAGCCGACCGTCGGGTTCAAGCAGTGCCTGTGCCAGTGCGGAAGCAACGTCCCGCCGAAGTCGAACTACAAGCCCGGCCACGACGCGCGCCACGCAGGCAGCATCGGTCGGACGCTGGCCGCACTCGACCCCGTCGAGCGTGCCCTGTCGACCGTGCTGGACCTCCTGCCGACCGACGCACTCCGGCAGAAGGCGCTCGGGATCGAGGCCACCGCCCGCGAGAAGGCGGGCAAGAAGGCAGCCAAGGCCGACGGCAAGACGGTCCACATCAGTCAAGTCGTCAAGGAGGCGAGCGCCGCCTACATCGCCGAGCAGAAGGCCAAGCCCACCTTCGTCGAGGGCAAGGTGAAGATCGGACGTCGCGCCTTCCCCGCCCGCAAGTGGGAAGGCGGCACGATGGAGGTCAACGAGAACCAGGACGGATCCGGTGAGTGGCGCGACACCGACCTCACTGACGCGCAGGTCGCCTCGTTCGCCGAGATCATCACCGAGCCGATCGACACCGCCACCACCTGACCGCCTCGGTGGGGACCCGGTCTTCGGGTCGGGTCCCACGCCGTGACAGCCAGTCAACCCCGATCCAGGAGGAATGATGTCGCTATTCACGATGAAGAACCCGTTCGAGGACGCGCAGTGGCCGACCCTGCGCCGCGTGTTCCTGCGCACCTACGAGGACCGCAAGTCCGAATTCGACGTCGACGATCCGGACACGATGTACGCGCTCTTGCAGGACGAGAGCAGCCGGTGGGACCCCAACACGCGCGACGTCGACATCATCTTCGAACACGTCACCATCCTCTGGATGATGGACGCGTTGGAGTGGAACGGACCCAAGGTTTGGGTCGCGGGTTACAACATGCCGGGCTACCTGCCCCAGCCCGACGCGGTCCGCGTGTTCTTCCACCGATTGGACGCGGGAGCGTTCATCGCGAATGAGATCGAGGACGCACAGTCAGCGTGGGACGACCTCGACAACGAGACGTCGCCGCATACGCCGTTCAACCCGGTGATGATGGCCAACGGTCGGTCTCTCGGAGCGGCGGCGCGAAACCTGCTGGTCGGGGATGAGGTCGGGCTTACGATCGACGGCCAGCACTACTGGATTCGTCGCCGTTCGATCAGCGAAGCCAGTCTCGAGAGCGACTTCCCCCAGACCCCCTGAGCGCCACCCACCTGGCACCGGTCTGAAATCTGGTGCTAAGATGTGGTGCCAGTCAACCCGACAGGAGAACATCATGGCCGACCCCCTCACCTGCACTCATGCCGACGCCCGCATCGCCCCGTTCGGCGACGGCAAGGTCTACCACTGCGAGGAGTGCAAGACCTTCACCAACCAGGTGATCCCGGTGGTGCCTGCTCCGCCCTCAACCCCGCAACCGGACGAGGGCGCGACGAAGGTAGCCCTCCCCGTCAGCCTGCTGGTTGGATCGATCGCGGTCCTCGGCTTCGTCTTCACCCTGCTCCTGGGCGGGGCCCAGGCCAGCATCGCGGTTCCGACCCCGCAGCCGCAGTGCCAGGCGACGATCTTCGGGTGCCAGCCGTGAAGAACCGGAAGATGGAGGTCGAGGTCACGGTGCGCTCGGCCAAGAACACCGAGTCGGTCGTCGTCTACACCAACCAGGGTGGCAAGCACGTCCTGGTCGACCTGGCGGAGAAGGTCAACGCCAGTGGCGGTGGTCGGTCCGACGTCAGCATGCGGGTCGTGTGCGGGGACGACGTCCTGATCGAGTACCCAGACCAGCGCGAACAGAAGGTCCCGACCCCAGATGGCGTGAAGGTCGTCATGCAGCAGGCTGGGTACACGTGGTAAGACCGCGGACCTGAACGACTCGGCCCCCGTCCCGATGGCCTGGGACGGGGGCCGACCTGTGTCACTCGAAGACGATCTTGCCTCGGGGCAGCCGGCCGTCGATCATCATCTCGACGTTGAACCCGTCGAAGATCGACCGCAGGTGTTCGCGCGGGTTCAAGTACGCCGCCCCAGACTTCTTCACGTAGAACTGCTTGAACCGAGGTTCCCTGAGTAGATCGTCCCCGGTATCGCCATTGAACCGGACCCTGGTCGGCGGCTCGCCGTCGTTGTCCTTCATGAACTGATTGATGCCGAGCCCGACTTCCCGCCAGGTGGGACTGTCCGTCATCATCTACCTCCACAACGACGACACACGCGAACCGGAACGTAGACCAGGTTGGGCGGAGGCGGGTTGTGGGACAGATGGACGATGATCGCTTCCTGCCCTCCGGTGACGACGGCCGGGGGCTCGGGGGCCGGAGCCGCCCCCTCGTCCGCGCGGATCGTCTCTGTCCCGTCCGTCGTCGCGGCGGTATGGTCCGCCCCCAGCGCCACCAGCCAGCCGTACAGCACTGGGTCACGCCTCATCAACTCCGTCGCCCGTTCGTCGACGCTAGCGACGAACGAATCAGGCGCCGGAGGATCCGAAGCCATTGCTCCCCCGCTCCGATTCGAGCAGATGCGGAACCGGCATCACCTGCATCGAACTCGTCGAATGGACCAGCAGTTGAGCGATACGCTCGCCCCGGCAGACCGCGACCTCCTTGTCTGTCAGGTTGAACACGCCAGCGAAGAGCCGTCCGCGGTACCCGGCATCGATGATGCCCTCGTTGACGAGCAACCCGCGCTTGCGTAGGGTGGACGATCGCCCCGTGATCCGACCGAACTGGTAATCCTCCAACTGGATCCCGATTCCGAGGTCCACGTCAACGAACTCGTTCGGCTGGATCAGCGTGTCCGCCGCGACGACCAGGTCGAACCCGGCGTCGTTGGGGTACGTCTTCGAGGGCAGCAGGTTGACCGCACCCCGACAGTACCGGATCTCGTCCTGATAGTGGCCGTCGACGTGCGGCTCATGCGGTTCGTCCTGTCCGCACTCCGCCTTGTACATCACCTGCACCGGCAGGTAGTGCGCAGTCGGCTCGTACGGCGTCCCCTCGTGAGAGTTCAGCCAATGAACCGCGGACAGGATCCCGCTGGCGTCGAGGTTGAAGAACTGGATCCGAGGTTCGGGTCGACGCGCGGTCGGCTTAGAACCCGGCATGTCGGCCAGCATCCACGACGTGTCGGCGAGGTCAGTCACGATCGCCAGCCACTTGTCTCCGGCCAGCGCGTCGCGAATCTCCATCGGCACGCCGACCGACGCGACGTTCATCGGCAGGAACGCGAGGACGCCGGTCGCCATCACGTTCGCCGCCATGCGGTTGATCCGGGCGATCTCGGGGCCGGGTGTCGCGTCCTGACGGATCGAGAACGCATCGCCCGGGTCGAAGATCAGGTCGGTCCCGGACTTGAGCAGTTCGGTCTTGGCCCATTCAACCTTGGCGTAGAACGAGTTGCCCGCGTTCTGGTCGATCGGGTATGCGACGTACACGAATCGCTGCGTCATGTGATGGCCTCCACCCGGTGCTTGAACGTAACGGTCTCGATGCCTTCTTTCGCGTCGTACCTCGACTCGACACGCATCTCGACCGCCCTGTACTCCTCGATCAACACCGTGTTGAGCACGATCGGATGCGAGTCGTAGTCGAGGTAGAACTCGTGCCGATATTCGTAGTGGGTCATTCGGGCAACACCCCGCAGATGACGTAATCAGTCAGGTCGAGAACCGCGGTGGGATCGGTAACCGGCCCCCTGGTTCCGACCATTCCCGACGCCGCGATCGCGCGAGCAACGCGCTCGACCACGATCATCCGCCGCTCCTGCTCCTTGTTGAGGGTGACCTTCTTCGGGGCGGGCTTGGTCTCGTACTCGTTCACAGCAACGACCTTCCTGTCTCGATTGCCTCGGTGATCGCCTTCTTGGCGAACTCCATCGTGTTCTCGCTGAACACGATCGTGTTGACGTCGAACAGTGATACGCCCTGGGGGTCCCAGATCTTGAGACGAACCTCGCCCAGCGAGTAGCCGGTCTCGATCTCGACACCGTTCGGGGCCCGGAAGGCGATGCCGCCCTTGGCGATCTCAACTCCCGGTCGGCTAAGAATCCAACCCCGAAGAGTCGTGTTGAACCGCGCGGCTTCGGTGTTGCCGCGCACGACATCCTTTGCGACGTGACTATCCGGCTTGCACTCGCCCGGAAGACACACGTGTTCGTCGTTGTTCATGTCCAAACCCCCGTCTCTCGGATTCGTCGTGCCATCACGGCGTACACCATCAGGTCGAACTCGTTGTCTTCGCCCGGCATTTCACCGTGCGCAAGACGACCTAGGCTACGCGATACCTTACCCAGCGCGTAGAACTGAACCGCCATGTACCGACCTATGCGCATCTTCTCGACGTCCGGCATGCCGTCAACCCGGTCGCCCAAGAGCGCCACCATCCCGGCAGCCATGATGTCGAGATCGGAGCCGGCGTACTCGACCGACTTCGGCGCGGTGCGCTCGATCGCCTCCTCGGAGTACGCGCGCCACCACCCGCTGATCTCTTCGACCCGCTCCTGGACCTGCTCCTCCGGCGTCTTGGGGAAGTGCTGCCGCGACGTCTCTTTCACCTTGTCGTACACCTGCTTCCAGTCGATGCCCTCCTGCGTGGGGATGGCGTGTTCCATGCCGCAACCCTCGCAGCGCACGGTCACAGCCACACCGCCGTGCACGGACCGGTCGTGGCCAGGATAGTACGCGCGCCACCCACATCACGGTGCACGCGCTTGAGGAACGCCCAGACGTCCGGACTCTCCACCACCTTCGCGGTCTCAGTCGTGAACTTCACGCCGTGGTCGATCTGGTCCAGCATCGTGACCGCGACCTTGGCCATCGAGGGCCCGCCGTTCGCGTAGATCGCCCGCAGCGCCAGTGTCGGATCCCACGAACCGACCCGCCTCATCTTCTTCGTGACGGTCGTGAACTCGGGCGGAAGACCCAGCGCCTCCCACGAGGTTTCGCCCTTGAGCGGTCCGCTATTCCCCGCCACCCGGATTGGGTACGGCCGGAGTACGACGATCGGGACCACCGTGTCGCCATACTTCGGGGTAATGCCCGCCATGGACATGAAGTCGACGGTCCGGCAGTCGCTGGACGTGCAGTACGGGTAGTAACCCGCGCGCAGCCCGAGACCGAACCCCTGCGTGCCCTCGATCACGACCGCCTTGTGCTCGTGGTATGAGGACTCGACCTGCTGAACCCGCACCCCGCGCTCGTGCAAGAGGATCATCGCGTCCCGGTTGTCCGCCAGGCGGCGTCCCGGCTGCCGCATGAGGCGCGCCACCCGCGCCGCGCCGATCCCCTTGCCGGTCGAACCGATCCGCTCGACCATGCGCTCGGTTGCCTCGTGGTCGTAGTCCGCGTCCCGCAGGAGGGTGACCTCCGGGTCGATGATCAGCCGATTCGGGTTGAACCCCTGCCCGATCGCCTGATCGAGTTCGACGATGAGGATCCGCATGTCAACCTCGGATCCGGCTGCGATCGCGGAGTGGAACCCCGGCAGCAGCGTCGACATTGGCAACTGGCGGAACGCGTAGTAGATGCCGTCCATCCCGATGGCGGTGTGACCCGCGTTGGGCCCCGCGACTCGGACACAGATGACGTCCTCCGGCGCAAGTCCGTTCCGCTCGACCAGGCTCTGCAGGATCTGCCAGGTCACATGTCCCTTGGCCTCTGAGCCGAACTGGCCACCGACGATCGCGTAGATGTACATCTACTTCTTCTCCTTGTCTGCGAGTGCGGACTTGACGAACGTGACGATGATGGCCAGTCCGAAACCGGCGATCACGAACTGCAACCAGTACGTGAGGAACTCGATCCAGGGCATCACTTGCCCCTGTTCCGCTTGCGAGACTGAGTCGCCACCCGGCGCGCCGCCTTCTTGACGTTAGGCGACACCTTGCGCCGGGGCTTCTCCTGCGACTCGATTGCCTGCTGACGCGCCGACTTCCCCCGGCGAATCGCTCTGCTCGTGGTGAACGACGGCGTCACGAACTCCACGAGATGCCGCGGGTCAACTCCCGCCGCCAACGCCTCTTCCCTTGACTGATAGGTCTTGCCGGTCTGGTTGTCCATCCTGCTCTCCGATCCGATCGTACGCGCATGGAACGTCCATGCAACAACGTTGCAACGGTTTGCCATAGGGACAAACCCGAGCGGGCATTACCATTTCTTCGGCGATGACCCACCCGGCACGCCCGGGAAAACCTGGCCCCACAACTCGTTAGCAAACGCCGAACACTGCATCGCCAGCGAATCGCCCCACGCCGTATCGGGCAGGAGCAAAACCTGCGAGTCGTGGATGGTGAGAACTAGCCCGGCCGGTCCGATCTCCGTGTCGTCGAGTCCCGCCTCGCGAAGGAACTCGTCCGTGCGCAGCATCCAGTCAATCCCGAACTGCGCCAGGTTCCCCTGTACCCGCTGATTGAACGCCTTGTGCGTGTCCTCGTCGGGAAGGAAGTAACGCCGTTCCCCGTTCTGGAACTGCACCCAACCGTGGCCAAATTTCCGCTGGCGTCTTTGCACCTTGCGACTAGTGAAGTCGATAACCTGGCTGAACTCAGGATAGAGTCGGTTCCAACCCCGCACAACCCGGGTCGACTCCATATCCGACAGCATAATGCCGCATTCCTTCGCCACCATCTTGCGGAAAGTCGGCGGCCCCGATCCGAACAGCAGTGAGAAGTTACCCCGCTTGCCGACCTGCCGCATCATCGGCCACTTGGGGCTGCCTTGTTCGATGTCGAACAATTCTTGCGTGGTGTAATTGTGAAGATCAACACCCCTGTTGATCATCTCCAGCATGCGCTCGCATCGCGCGTACAGCGCACCGACACGCAACTCGGCCTGTTCGAGGTCCAGTTCCCACATGCGCCACCCAGGAGGAACGGCGGACGCGATTAATTGTCGCGGTGTAGGCAGCCCCGCCAGCGCTTCATAACCCTCGAGACGGTAATCCTGCGGAATCGCCTGCAGGTTGACCCGCTCGACTGAGAACCGGGACGACCGAGTTCCGTTCTGCCGGAAGCACGTGCGCAGTCGCCCGTCCTGCCCCACTTTGTTCGCGTAACCGAAGTACCACATTCCAACTGCATTGGTCACCTTTCGGTACTGAGCCCAGGTGTCCGCATGTGGGACCTCGTCGGCCAGCATCCGCTGGACGATTTCCTCGGTGAGTTGCGGCTCGCCCTTCTCGGTCACTGCGTACGCCGGATGATTCAACCCTGGAACCCCGCGGTCTGACCGGGCGTCCGTGAAGAAAAACTTCTTCGCCCGATCGATCGTCGGCGAGAATGGCAGTGCAGCCGCGAATTTCTCGGCTCGCCTCATCCCCTCCATCCCGGCTTCACGGCTACCGGCCTCATCGTACGGAACAGCGCGCTTTTCCATCCGATAGAGCACCTTGGTTGTCGCCATCCGCCGGTCGTACAATGCGGGGGGCGACAGCGCGGTGTTCCGGTCCTGCGGAATCTGCCCGATATCGATCTGTTGGCGCAGATACTGCATCACAGTCAGCCGCGCGTCGTAGTCCGCGTACGGACCGATGATGTCCCACGGTACGAGGTCGTACCGACCGACCGGCAGTTTAGCCTTCTTGAGGTAGGCCTTGAGTTTGTCCGCTTCGTCCTCGGCATCGATACCGAACAGGATTCTGGACGACGGCTTAAGACTCGTTGTGCCCAATGTCGGATAGATCAGGTGAACGCCGGTCTGCGTATCCCACAAAACCCCGTCGATCAGATCCACGCCGGTGAATTTGCGGGTTCCAACTCGCATCTTCTCAACATCGAACTTCGCGTTGTGGTAAATCTGCTGCCACTGCAAGCACGCATCGAGAAGATAACCCCACTGCCGTTCGTCGAGGTTGGGCTCTTCGAACAACGAGATCTGCCCGTGAGTCTCGGGCTTGTCGACCCCGCCCTGATCGAACGGCCACGCAACACTTGCGATCCAGACCCAGGTGTCTTCGAAGATCTTCTCTTTCTTGACCGTCACATTGGAGAAGGCATCGTACCGATCACCTTCGTCCGGCAAGAGAACCCAGCCGGTTGACACGGTCGAAATACGCGCAGGCGGGGAATCGTCGCCGCCGTCTATATATAGGCCCGACGTTTCCGTATCCAGCCCGAACCAACCTTCGCGCTCCACGGCTTCGTCATTGACGAAATGCGCGGGTAGGTACCAGCCGTCCAACGTTCCTCCTGAGGGCGAAGCAGCGGGGTTGGTTCGAGCCTACTCCTCCGAGTAGACCATCTGCGCGTAGCCCGGCAGCAGCGTCTCGTCGTCGAAATCGACGTGGAACAGGTCGTCGGGCTCGAACCCGAGTTCCTTGAGTTCCCTCTCGCACTCGTTCATCTTGATGCGGGCTCGCGCCGTGGTGCTCACGAGCCAGATGAAGTTCTTGCGACGCTGTCGCTCCAACTTCCCCCGGCGCCGATCCGCGTTCGATTCAACCTCGGCCATCATGTTCTCCTTACGCTCAGGGGCAGTGTGCCCGTACGATCCGTACCCTACCACGGCTCTTGCTAGCGGCGCCAGCCCGGCCAACGCGCCGTAGCCGTGTAGCGGCCCGCCGGAGCAGCGTGCTGCGACGGGTACGTTCTCTTCTTGGTATCTTAATTGTACTGCCACGACTCGTGCCCGCACAAAACCGTACCTCCGGAGAGGCGCTACAGGCGCTACATATGCTACAAGAAGCGTAGAAGAAGAAGAAGAATACGCTACGCTCTACGCTACCAGCCCGATACACGAGATTCACCGTGACCTTTCGAGACCCTAGTATTCATCCGTCATACTGGGAAACGGACGACACTCGGACACTGCCAGTGCTCCTATCTGCCGGGTGTCGCTTGGAGACTGCCCTGTAGCGGCCCTGATTTACGCCCCGTAGCGCACCGCATAGCACGCCAGCCGCTACGGCATTGTCTCCGTGTTAAACCAACGTTACAGGTGCGGCGTCCTCCCCGAACGCGATGCTGATGTTATCGACCTTCCTGTACGCATCGACATACGCGGTTTCCTTGTCCCCGTTGTAAGTAACCTCGTAGTACATGCCGTCCGGCAGCGTCGTGCTGATCAGCGCCTTCCAGTTCTGCAACGTCTTGGAGAACCAGACGACGTAGATCTCATCCAAGCCGAAAGTCACGTGCATGCCGAACGGGTCCAGCCGCGCCTTGATGTACTCGAGTACCAACTGCCGCGCGGTTCCCTGCATGTCCATCGAATTACCCTCTCGCTCGTTGGATGATTGCCTCTGCCAGCGTTCCCGTGATTGGTCGGTAACGCAGGACCTGGTTCTTGCTTGCTCCGACGATTCGCTTGGTCTTTGATGTGCCGGTACACACGACGTCAGCCTGGTCTTTCAGCGCGCTTTCGGTCTGCGTCCGGCGCTCAACCCGATTGCCCTTCCACTTTTCCCACGCCTGCGCCAGCAGCGCCGTGTTAAACCAAATCGCTGCGCCAGCAGTCTGTTCTTCGCCCAAAATTCCCTGCACGAGCCGCCGCGTAGCCGACGTGTCCAGCCCCTCGATGTAGACCGGCGTGTCGAGGTCTCCATGCTGCCCCGCCATCGGTCGATCCGCGAATTTCCAGGTTCGAATCGCCCAAGGGAGGATTTCCAAAGTTAGCGAGTTCTCGCCCTGAGCCAGCGCCTGCTCCTCCTCGTTGAACAGCCACTCGTCCACCCGGCGCGCGTGTTCCCCCGCGCCATTCCACGCAGCCTCACTGGCGGCCTCGTCCTGAGCCAGGAGGTAGTCCAGCAGGCAGGCGCCAGCACGCAGGATGCCTATCTTGTCCCCGGCCCGCCCAGAGCCCTTCTTCTTACCCTTGATCGCCACCAACACGCGATCCACAACAGACAACGCATCCTGGACCAGCCAGCCGCTGACCGCCGACAATCCGTCCGGGTACTGACGTCGGAGTTCGATGACGTCGTCCCACTGCGGTCGACCTGGTGCGTGGCGCGACATTCGACCCGTCGGGCTGCCAACCTTGAGGATGATCGCTCGGTCGAGCAACGCTTTCTGGCTGCCCAACCCGAGCGCCTCGCCCGAGATGACAATCGGCGATACGATCTGCCGGTTGACAATCGAAGTCCGGTCCTCGCCCATCTTCGACAGCGTCCCGCCGGACGTTGCGGCACGCAGCAGTTCCATTAGGTGGGCTGGATCGTCAAGGTCGTCGACCCACACGATGCCAGACTTGTGTGCCGACGCCATGTCGCGCAGCGCGGCGTACGTCGGGACCGTCTCGCCCCGCGTATTGCCGTTCAACTGGATCATCATCTGGAAGAATCCGTTTGTCTTGCCGGATTCAGACGGGGCCTCAACCGCGACAAACGGGAATAGCGCGGTCCGCTTCTCGATCTGCGTCTTTACGAGGCAGGCGGCCCACCATGCTCCGAACACGGACGTAACCGTAGCGTCATGGAAACTGAGAACTTCATCGAGGGCTCGCTTGGCCTCCATTCCGTCCCGCTCGTATCCGTGAACGTGGGGAGCAACTCCACCGCTTCGCAAGGACGGGTCGGGTCGCACTCCAGCATCCTCGACTCCCACAACGCCGCCAGCCGTGATAACGCCGTCGTGTGTGATGAAACCGCCTGATCCATCAATCGCTGCATCGTCCCATCCGAGGGCGGGTACGATTCTAACTGCTGACGGCTTCTGCGACTCCAAGTAACGTTGGATGCGGATACCGGGGGAACCAGATCGAGGCCATAGATTTTCGGGCGGGAGGATAGTGCAAGCAAATCCGGCAAGCCACTTACGGAAGGCTCGGTCGTCTCCGAGGGTTGACCCAGGAATGACGGCATCGATCTCGTCGATGACACCAATCTGTCGGCGAGACTTCCGTCGGATGGTGACCCAATAAGATCGTCGACCCCCTTCCTCAACATCGACCCCTCGTGCCAGCAGGTCAAAGTCAGCATACTCAGCAACCTCGTAAGACCGAGTGTCATCATCCTTCCCCCTCACTACCACTTGTGTTAGCATCACAGTGTTGCCCGATGCCAGCCAGCCGTTGTCCGCGTCGAGCGTCCGTTCGTCGTGGTTGTCCTGCTCGGTGCGCCAGATCGACTCCACCGTCTTGCGAAACTCAAGATCTGGAAGCGGATCGGTAAGCAGACCGTTCGCTTGCCCACAATGCAGCATGAACAGATCATGCTGCTGGTGATACGTGCGCGCGTAGTGCCCGGCCACACGCGCTAGCCAATCGTTACGCCCGCCCGCCGCCGGGGGCGCGGAGAGGAGAGAGGAGAGCATGCTGCGCACGGCCCCGGCGCCGTCCCGTGTGGTCACCCCTGCCCGCGCGGAGGACGGCGCTATCGCCCGGTACGACCCATCCAACAGTGCTGGTGGCGCTTCCGCGATGGCGGAGAATGGCGTCTCCCACACATAGACATGGCCTGTCTCATGGACGCTGGGTGGTGCAATGACACCGGTCCCATCGGCGCGCACATCGAACGATTCTTCGAAGGTGTCGCCAGCCTTTGTGTCTGGGTGCACCGACCACGACGCGATAGGTTCGTGGAAATCGTCGGGGATCTTGAACCAATAATGGTAACCCTTACTGGTCTTGACCTTAGCAGTGGCGTCCAGGACGTCGTCCCCGATTTGAGTCCGCCACCATGTGTCCCCGGCCGCAGAATCCGCGTCGATGACGATGACGTGGGACGCGTGACCGGTCATGATCCAGAAATTACGTTCGGTCCCCCGACCGAACCACTGGTCGAGCATGTGAGACGTGTCGGCCGTCTGGAACTTCTTCCAGTTGACCAGCGGCGCCTTTTCCTTGTATTTAGCAGGAACGACGCGTAGGCCCAGCGCGCTAAGTTCTTTAGCCGCGTTGAGCGAGCCGCCCAAACTCACCATGCGTTACTCCCGGTGTGTTATAAAGTACGCCGACGGGGGAGGCCGCTCGCGCGCGACCTCCCCCGCCCTCACGCGGACGTTGACCCGATCAGAAGTCGGAGTCGTCGTCCGCGTCGTCGTCGACCTCGAGGTCGATCTCGTTCTTGGAGATGACAGCCCGAACCTCGTTGGTGCGCTCGCCCTTGCGAGGACCCTGGCCGATCGTGGAGATCCCGACCGACAGGGCGACCTCGTCCCCGTACATCTCCTCGGTGTCCGAGTCGAGCGAGAACCCGAACGCCTCGAAGAAGGCCTTGATGCGACCGGCGGTCATCTCCTGGTAGTTGTTCCAGGACCGCTCGATCCACTGCTCCTCCGACTCGTCCTTCTTCGGCTTGCCCGACTTCGGGCGGTAGTCGGCGGGCCGCTTGGCGATCGGCAGCATCAGCCGGTACCACAGCGACCCCGGCTTGTCCTCGCCTTCCAGGTCTCGGATGTTGTCGAAGGTGCAGTTCCAGTACTCATTGCCCGAGTCCTTGCCGGTCCTGACCTCCACCTCCTTGAGGGTGGCGAGATACTTGCCCGCCGGGAGCGGTTCGAAGTTCCTCTCCTCGACGGCCTCCGCCGCGTCGACCTTCTTGCGGTCGCGGGCACTCAACTTCGGCATGTGCGTATCTCCTTCGTTTTGCGGGTGAGAGGGGTGGTTCAGTCCTCGTCGTCTTCGTCGTCCTCGTCATCCAGGTCAGCGAGGTCATCCTCGTCGGCCTTGTCCTGGGACTTGATCGCCTTCGACGGGAGGGACTTCTGGATCTCGTCGGTCTCTTCGGTAAGAGTACCTTCGATGTAGCCCGCGACTCGATCGAACGTCGGCTCCGCGAGGACGCGGGGGAGGACGTCGAATCGATCCTTGGCGCGGTACCGAGAGTTCGCACGACAGAGCGCGCGTGCCGGGCCGTCCTCGTCCGGTGCCTTGTTCATCAGCACCATGTCCACGTAGCCCATGATGTCGGTAGCCAGAGCCGGAGAGATCGCCGGACCGTACTGCGGCTTGCCGGTGTCCTTGTCGACGTCGCGCCGTTCGAGCGCCGAGATGACGACGTGACACGGGATGTCGCGCAGGAGACGCAGGATGTCCCGCACGATCTTCGACATCGTACCGTAGTCGGCGATGTCGACGAAGTCCGGATCGTGCGGCTTGTCCTGATCCTTGAGACGCCGCACGCGACGCACCTGAACGGCCCCGAGGACCTGTTGAGTGATCTCGGTCGCCGAGTCGAGGAAGATCCCGTACCACGAGTTCGGATCCTGCATGAGATCCGCTGCGACCCGATTGATCGCCTTGACGATCCCCGCCCGGGTTGGGGTCTGGCCGGGCTTCGGGTAGATCACGATGTTCGCGGTGTTGACGCCTCGCCCCTGCAGCGCCTTCTTCTTGAGACCACCCTCGACGTTGATCACGAGGATCTTGCCGGCGTTCGCCATCGTCGACCCGCAGGTCGTCTTGATCGCGCCTTCCTTGCCGTAGTACAGGATCTTGTAGAAGTCACGTTCCTCGTCGAGCGTGGAGAACAGGTCGTTCTCGACGTTCATTGCGGTCTGCCCGCCGCCCTCGTCCTGAGGGTCGGCGTCCTGGGAGGCGGCCGCTTTCTTCGTTGCTGCTCGTGGCATGCCGGGTTCCTTTCGAAGATTCATTCGTCTGCCTGGGGGTTGCCGCCAGGTCGGTTTTGCAGGGTGGCGCCGTGCCGTCCGGACGCGCCCCGGGAGTGAAACGCGCCTACGCACCACAGCGCCACCCTGCACCCCTGACCCAACCACTCCACGGGGGAAGAAGCCGCCGAGCCAGGGAGCCTATCTCAGCACACCCGTTGACGAGCGCGCAAGCAGTCCGTCAGATCTGTTCCAGTGCGGTCACGAGCCAGACCGTCGGCAGTTCCGGCTCCTGCATCTCGGCGAAGTCGAGGAGGCCCTGCCAGGTGTAGGTCTTCTTGGCCTGCTTCGCGCCGGAGAGGACCCAGTACCCAGCGCTCGTCTTGAGGCCGACGTAGGTCCAAGACTCGAGGTCGTCTCCGAACGTCTTGTCGAAAACGATCATCGGCGGAGTACCGTCGTCCCCGTGCGGGGGCTCGTCCGGCCGCGCGGCCATCCGGGCGATCTGCTCGTCGAGCCGAGCCCGCTGCGCCATGAGGCCAGCAAGCCGGTCAGCCTCTCGACTCTCGGTCGTCCCCCGCGCGTTGTGGTGAAACACCACACCCCGGGGCGACAACGCGACGCC